CTAGTTTCTTTGTCAGTCGGAATCTTTTTAGATCCTTCTGATATGGAGGTCCTTAGCCAGAAGCTGGTTAGGCTCCTAGACTGCTAGAGAGCGGTCTGAAGATACAAGTTGAATTCAGTCTACTAGTCACACAGATAAACCAAGGGGTAGATATCTACTCCGGAGGATACTTTCGTAGAGCCTCAGGGTTTGTTTGGGTGATTGGTGTCGGACCAAGGTCCAGTCGGACCCGGATCCCTTCTGGTAAATTACCCAGGAAGATCTCTCACCGTAAGGTGGAACTATCACAAGTATCACCTGTGACTACCCTATCTTTTGGGTATGTCTCATTTGTTTCCCGAGACTAGGTACTCTTAATGGTTTCGGTCTAGAGCATTAAAGACCGCCCTGTCGCATACGTTAGAAATCTTCATACTGTTCGTCTCTCAATCTATTCATTACTGCGGTTTTAATCGCAGGAGTAAATACTCGAAAGGCTAATGAGTATGGTAGATCTTCACGATGATGGATCCCATCAAGGAAAACGTCGTCTTCCTTGAAGAGTACCCCCTTAACCATATAGGTAAAGGAAGGTACAAAACCGGATGGGGTCTGGACTAGTTCAGTCCATATCCCAGTCTGGTCCGGACCCATCATAGCGAACTGCGCCCCAGGAGTAAGGGTTCTAGGGGTATCGTCCCCTATGACGTTATCTACCTCGGGTATCACTGTCTGAGGTGTTTCGATTGTTATCACCTCAGTCCCTTCATCTAGTCCCATTGCCATCCCTATGATCGGTAGACATCGCTGATCTAGATTACGAGCTAGTGATTTCGATAGCCAGTTACGGACCGAGCGGAAGGTTTTTAATAAAGCCGACCGCTTCGCTCCTCCGAAGTCCAACGAACTTCGTTCAAAGAAGTTTGGATTAGGTAACGCGGCAATCGCATCCCTTATCTCCTCAATCCGTAACCAGATCTCATTGAGATCGTCTAAAGACGGTCTTTCTAAGGCCTGGAGCCTTTCCTTTAAGTCCTTCAAGTCTATCTTGAGTTCGGCGACCAATGGAACGACGATATAGATATTCCAGGCTTCAGCTTGGAGATTCTCATCATCGAACCAGACATCGACGTTACCGCCGTATGTCGAATCAGGGTAGATAACTTTTTCAAGTTTCTCCCTGGCCCGGTCTATCGCGGAACTCGCTTTAGAAGAGAGGGAATCAAAAAGGGATTCTCCTATTTCTAAGAGAACTGCCTGCGGGACATCCTGAATAATACCCGGTTGCCTCTGTAGGAGCCATTGAATTACTTCAAGGCCCCATGGAGACCCAGGTCTAGACAAGAGTATCGCAAGCCCTTGGAGGCGGGTCTTCGTTTTAAGCACAGTAGATAACCGTGCCACGGAACGATAACCGTAACCTAGGACTTTGGCAGAAACCCGGAGTGCCTCGAAGAGGTTCCGGTTCACACCAAAACGTGTCAGAACTTGCTCAAGAACAGTATGGTCGGCTTTCGCCACACCTATAGCTGCTAGAGAGATAGCTGACACATCCTTCCCTTTGGAAAAGGTTCGCTTCGCAAACTCAAATCCTCCAGTATGCGAGATCAACGATTTCGCAAGTCCATACTCTACCCCTATTTCTAGGAGGAGAGCCTGGTAAGCCAGGGCTACACTGTGATCGGCGATCACAATATCATCTCCAAGCAAGGCATAAGCCTTAAAGAACCTAATTTCTCTTGTCGCGCGGTACGCCGCGAATTGGACTAGGAAATGATGGGTTAGGGAGAAAGCTGCCCAACTAGTCAGGGCACCCATAGGTTGCCCTGATCCATACAGCAGCGCCGTATCAGCTTCGGGTCCTCGGACTCCGGATGGAGCCCGGGGCGTGAGATAGTACCGGAGAACCAGTAACCTAGCCCACAGTGCTCCCAATCTCGGTCCAATTAATACCGAGAGTACCGCTTGTTGCAATGCTAATGGAAATCTATCCGTCGCCGATGATAGATCTAATGACCAGAAGGAAGTAAATCCTAAAGAAACCAGCCGGTTGGCCGGTCTCATCTGATCAAAAGTCCCATCTGTCTCTAATTTTCTTAGTAAAGAAAATAAGAGATCATGAAGGGGTTTCATTACACACTGGGTCAAGCTATCCACCATTGCGAATACTCGAATCTTACCAGCTGGTTCGACCTTGTATCCTAGTTTCCCGAGGCCTTTCGGCCTTCCGAAACCGGGTGTAAGAAGAGGGTTGTAAGACTCTTCCCTAGCCTTACGGCGAGCGAAGGGAATTACTCTTTTTCCTACGGCTAGGATCCGGGTAATTACCCGGTCTCCTACAATGTCCAGCCACTCTCTTAAATACGGGTATAAATCCGTATAAAGATGAGTGCAAGGACCAAGATCTCTCACTTCTTGGTCACTGAAAGACAACCACTGGGCTACATCTGAGAAGATGGCGGAAGTGTTAGTTCCTGTACCATATGGTATAGGCTTACCATCCGGTGCTTTTTTAAGCATCGGAGAGCCATCGATCCACGATTCACCATGGACACCGCCGGAATTAGGTCCCGATTTATATAGAGCCAGTAACCGGGGTTTTAGGTTACAAGGGATTCCTTCCCACTTAAAGGTGATCCACGACGCGACTAATCTCTCTACATAGGTAATAACCTCGTGTAGGGGTTTCCCACACGGTAAGAGATCAGCGGTCCTCACACTTGCGCATGAGCTTCGACGTCGCACCCAAGAAGTGGCTAATTGATTATACCCGACTTCACGAAAGAAGACGGGTAGCCAATCATTTAAGAATAGAATCCATCCCTTTAGGAAATTTGGATCCATTACAGATACTGCCGTGATCGACGACAATTTAAGTTTCCCAGGTATTTCGATTACTCGATATAACTGGAAGAACGTTAACCAAATTCGTATTGTCCAAGGTTCCCCTTGTCGAATACTTTTCCGCATCACTGCGGGTATCACACGGGGTATGCCGGACCCCTGAGTTCGAGCAACCGCACATCCTAGTAATTGAGCCCCTGCAATCTTTTGCCCACCGGCAGACTGCTGTAATAACACACAGCAAGCCTTAAGGTAGATGACTACATAGGCCCAACCACCCGAACGCTGCAGGT